GCACGTCATCGACCAGTGCGACCTCGACGCCGAGGTCGGTGCGGGATGGGCCGACGAGGGCATGCTCCGCGCCTGGGTGGCGGACCGGCAGCGTCGGCACCGCGAGCGATAGATTCAAGGTTTCCCGGTGATTTCGACGCAGCGGGAGAATGGTTGCCCTGCAGCATTCCGCTGCAGGGACAACAACCGAATCGGGGGGCGCTTGGATTCGCCGCCCGACGACGAGCAAGGCGCACCGACACGGTGGCTCGTCCTGATGAGGACGCCTGAAGGAGCACGCATGGCCAAGAAAAAACCGAAACGAAACACGACGCTGGCGCAGGCCTCGATAATGATGGGCGTCGACCGAAAAACCATCGCCCGCTGGTGTCGCTCTGGCGCGCCACACGACCAGGTCGCATGCCCGACGACGCCCGCCGGGTTCATGTTCTACTGCAACGTCGCTGAGATGCGCTTATGGCGTGCGTCGAAGCCCGAGGGGAACCGAACCGCATTTATCAACTACGGCGCCGTCGACGGTGACGCATGAGCAGTTTCAACCGCAAAGGCGCCCACGATGCGCTGGTGCGCGGGACGTTCCTCGACCGCCTGGAGTTCGAGCAGCTCGCCCACGACCTCGTCGATGACTTCTGCAACGTGACCGACGTCATCGCCAAACAATGCGCCGCGCAGACTCACGCTTACATCAACCGCCCCCGCCCATCGACGTCGCCACCGCCGTCGAACGAAACCGAGAAGGAAACCCTGCAAGCCCGCCGCGTCGCCGCCCTCGAATCCATCGCCCTCGCCCTCACGACTCTTGCGAAAAAGGACACCTGAACATGCACACATCAACCGAGACCATCACCCCGACCACCGCCGCCGCCTACCTCGAACGCAACACAGCGAACCGCACCCTGAAATCCAAACACGTCGAAGCCCTGGCCGAGTCCATGATTGCAGGCCACTGGCAATGCACTCACGAGGGGATTGCGTTTGCCAAGGACGGCAGTCTCATTGACGGGCAGCACCGACTCTCCGCCGTCATCAAAAGCGGTGTGAGCATCACGTCGCTGGTGTTTCGCGACTGCGAGGCCGGCACCTTCCACGTCATCGGTGACGCAAGCCGACGCACCGCCGCCGACGTGCTACACCTGGCCGGTGAGCTGAACACGAACAAGCTTGCCGCCGCCGCAAACTTCGCAGTCGTCGGATACGCCGCCCGCCATGCGTCAAAGACTGAGGTCGCCATGTTTGTGGCCGGAAAGCATGGCGCATTGCTGCGTCAAATGGTCCTCGGCGACGTCATACCGAGCGCAGTTATCGGCGCCCTGTCTCGTGCAGTCCGCGCCGCCGTCATCAACGAGGCCGCTGCCTTGAAGTTCTGCGACGAATACCGCCGTGGCTCATGGGACGGCCCAGACTCGGCGACGTGCATCCTGCGGTTGTCCAATGACCGCAACAGCCGCCGGGGACGAGCGCAGTACCCCTATGCCGTTCGCGCCATCATGCTGTTCGCCACCGGCCAAAATGTTGTCCGCCTCTACGCCGCTACCGAAGACTTCAAGGTGCTGTCATGAAATCAAAGAAGGGGACGACGTCAGCTGTCAAAACGACATACCAGCGAAACGGCAGAGGGGCAGGAACGACGCCGTCAAACTTTCTCGATGCAATCAACGCTCTGCCAAAACCAAAACCAACAAAGAAAGAAACACCATGACCATCACCGTCTACAAGGAGCTGATTCAAGGCTCGCCCGAGTGGCTGCAGGCTCGCTGCGGACTGCTCACGGCCAGCGAGATGAAGCAGATCGTCACGCCTGCGAAGTTGAAGGCCGCCGACAACGACAAGAGCCGGTCTCACCTGTACGAGCTGCTCGCCCAGCGTGTCACGCAGTACGTCGAACCGAGCTACATTGGCGACGACATGCTGCGCGGCGAGGTTGACGAGGTCGACGCCCTCGAAATCTACGCCGAGAACTACGGCGAGATTGAACGCGTTGGGTTCATCACCAACGACAAGTGGGGCTTTGCGTTGGGATATTCCCCCGACGCTCTTGTGGGCATCGACGGGCTTGTCGAGGTCAAATCGCGCAAGGGCCGATTCCAAATGCAGACCATCGACGAAGACAAGATGCCCGCCGATTTCTTATTGCAGGTGCAGACGGGCTTGCTTGTGAGTGAGCGCTCATGGTGCGACTTCGTTTCCTTCTGCGCTGGGCTTCCAATGCTCACGTTACGAATCTTTGGCGACCTCGAAGTACAGGCCGCCATTGTCGAAGCTGCGACAAAGTTCCACGCCGCTCTCGACGAGAAATATGCGAAAATGGTGGAACGCATGAGCGGCAAGGACTACCGGCTCATTCCCACCGAGCGCCGTGACGACACCATCGTCATCTGACCACCGCGAACACACACGACACCAGGAGCACACCATGACCGGCATCGACCTTGGCGCAACCATCGCGCCCAAATCCGACCAGCTGAACGCTGACGACCTTATCGTCGGCCCTCGAACCATCCTCGTGACCGCCGTCAAGGCCCGCGCGTCGACGGGGCAGGGTGACCAACCCGTGGCCGTTCATTTCGAGGGTGATGGGGGAAAGCCATACCTGCCTTGCAAGTCCATGCGGCGCGTCCTCGTCCACGTCTGGGGCCGCGACGGTGGCGCCTACGTCGGCCGCTCGATGACGCTCTTTCGCGACGATAGCGTCGTGTTCGGTGGCGCCGCCGTCGGTGGCATCCGTATCTCGCACATGAGCGAGCTGGCCCGCCCCGTGACGCTCTCGCTGACCGCCTCGAAGGCATCGCGGAAACCGTACGTCGTGCAGCCGCTGGTGGTCGCGACGGCCCCGGCGAAGAAGACCGCTACCACCGAGGAGAAACGAGCGAAGGCGCAGACGACGCTCGATACCATCCTCGCCGACATCGCCAGTGCCGAGGACGTCAACGCCTGCGCCGCCAAGCACGCCGATATGGTCGCGCGCATCGCCGCCGTCATCCCCGACGCCCCCGCCATTGTCGCCGCCGCCGTCGTCGGTGGCTGGAAAAAAGACTGACCGCTCGCCCGCATCGCGTGGCCCCGGCGACACGGGGCACCTTCGACACGGCCACCAGGAGCAACACACATGACCGAAGAACTTTTTGCCATTGTTACCCACGACGCCGACCGCGAGCGCATCCGAGCCCGCGCCCGCCTCACCCGCGACGTCCTCGCCGACCTCGAGGAGGCCGCAATCAGCGCCGCGAGTCGGCACGGTCACCAGGTCGACGCACTCAAAACCGAGCTGGCCGAGGCCCATCGCCAGTTGGACGCCCGCCCTGCCGTCGACAGCATGACCGTCGGGCTCGATGACATCCGCGCCATCCTCGCCGAGGAGACACACACGACGGTGCAGGAGCTGCTCGTTGTCGAGGACGGGCAGGTGCAGGTGGTCGACAGCATCCACCAGCTGCTCGCGCACATCATCGCCGTCGCCACCGCGTGGCCCGACGGCGAGACCGAGAGCCTGCGCAAGTCGCTCGCCTGGACGCAGGAGGAGTTGGCCAAATCCAAGGCCGCGCATCATGCGAGCATCAAAGGCGCCACCGATAACGCCGACGCCGACGACGATATGTGGGACGAGGAAATCAGGACGCTTACCAGCAAGGTGCGCGCCCTCGCCGAGTCCATCCGCCCGGTGAACGGCGCCGCCGCCGAGGTTGCCGCCCGTTGCGACGTCGGCGCCGCCATCGATGTCGTCGCCCAGGCCGTGACCGAGCTGGCCGGTCAAATCGTCGACGGGGAAAGAGGCTTGGCGATGAAAGCGCTTGCGCTTGAACAGGCGAACGCCAACCAAATCGAGACTGAGCTACAGGCCATCGAGTCCGTCTGCGAGTCCGCCGGCATGCCCGCCACCGTCGAACGCGAGGACATCCCCGCATGGCTTGCCGAGCACCTGGTCTCGCGCGTCGAAAAAAAGGCCAAGGCGAAGCGCAAGGCGAAGGCCCTCGCCGCCGACGACGTGGGAGAGGGTGAGGTGGACAATGAGTGAGCAACTCACCCTCGATAATCGCGTGCTGCCCCCGCAGCTCGTCGTCACCCTCGCCGCCCTTGAGCTGCGCGCAGGCCTGCGAGGGAGCATTCTGAGCGCGACGAATGTCGTCCGAGGGCCGACGGGCAAATGGTGGATCCAGCTCCTCGTCGACGGGCGACGGTCGCTGGCCCTGATTGACCGGGTGGACCTCGAGGTTGCCGCGCATGACCTGTTCCATTTGATTCACCACCGAGCACCACCAGGTGACGCATGACGACGCAGACCGACATCAACGGGTGGGCTCTCACCTGGGGTGACGACGACACCCCGCGACCTCCGGCGCTGCCCGTCCGGTCTCTCGAGGACGAGCTGATACCGCCGGAGAAGTACGCCGACCTCGTCGCGAAGGCCGCATGCGAGAGGAAAAAAACCATCGCGCAACGAGCCAAAGACACTGCGGCGAGCAAAGAGCGCAGCAGACAAAGACGAGCCGACGCGAAGGCGTATGCCCTCGCGATGAAGCTGCGCCACATTTGAGCGCAGCACGAAGCGACGGGGCTGGTGTCATTGCCGCCCCGTCGCTTCTCTGGCAACTACGAGCCCCCATCGAACACGACCCAACCAGCGCTCGCACACACGACACGCGTGCGCACCACGACGAGGCACCCCAGTGAAATACACCCAGCAATCAATCGACGACGTCAAGCGAGCGTCGTCGATGGCCGCCGTTGCCCGCGTCTTCTGCCAGCGGGTCAAACACGAGCACGGCCCCCACTATTCTGCGGTGTGTCCATTCCACAAGGACACAAGCCCAAGCCTCGACATTGACGACGTCAAGGGCGTCTACATCTGCCGCGCGTGTGGGGCCGGTGGTGATGCGTTGACGATGCTCGAACGCCTCCGTGGTGTCGGGTTCGCCGCCGCCCTTGAAGAGCTGTCGACCATCGCCGGGATACCTCTACAAGAGGCAGCCGAGGAGTCCCCGCGCATCGTTGCCGAGTGGCACTACCTCGATGCCGACGGGGCCCGCGCCTATTCGGTGAAGCGCTGGGAGCCCGGGAGAGGTCGCGACGGGAAATCCAACGGCAAGCGAAAGTCCTACTCGCAGCACCAGGGCGACGGGTACCCGGGCAAGGCCTCGGTGCAGCTGCCCTACCGCCTCCCGCAGCTCGTCGCCGCCCGGGCCTCGGGCGCCTTCATCGTCCTCACCGAGGGAGAGAAAGCCGCCGATGCCGTCGCCGCCCTTGGCATCGTCGCCACCACCTGGGCCGGTGGTACCGGCGCCGTCGGGGAGGGCGAGCGGACGACGTGGAGCCCGCAGTTCGCCGAGCATTTTCGTGGAGCCCATCTCGCCCTGTGGCCCGACAACGATGACGTCGGCCGCGCGGCCATGGCAAAGATTGGCAGCGTGCTGCGAGGAGTCGCCGCCGAGGTGCTGACCATCAGCACATCACAGAATCAGAAGGGCGCCGATGCCGCCGATTGGATTGCGGCCGGCGGGACGCGCGAGGGCCTTCAAGCGCTCATCCTCGACGCCCGCCTGTCAGTCGTCGCCGGGGTCATCCAGCCAGCCCCGCCCGCCGCCAATGGTGCTGCCGACTACCTCACCGACAGCGGCAACGCTGAGCGCTGGGTCAGGATGCACGGGAAGGACTTTCGCTACCTCGTCGACGAGGACGTGTGGCTGCATTGGACCGGCACACATTGGGAGCGAGGTGGCGACGCTGCCGCGCTGCATGCGACAAAAGCTGTCGCACGGTCATGGCAGTTCGACGCTGTCGGCGAACCCGACATTGCCAAGAAAACTCTCCTGCGTCGTCACGCCGAACGCAGCGAGGCCGCATCACGCCGCGCGGCGATGCTCACCCTCGCCGCCAGCGAGACCGGCATCAGCGTCGCCAGCAACGAACTTGACGTCGACCCTTGGGTGCTCAACTGCAAAAACGGGACGGTCGACCTACGCACGGGGAAGTTGCAGCCGCACCGCCGCGAGGACCTTTGCACCCGCATCATCCCCGTCATGTTCGATCCCGCCGCAGCCTGCCCGACCTTCACCGCGTTCCTCGCCCAGGTGCTGCCCAATGCCGACACCCGCGAGTACCTCGGGAGGTGCATCGGGTACGCTGCGACGGGCGTCATCCGCGAGCATGTTTTTCCTGTCCTGTGGGGCCAGACCGGGCGCAACGGAAAGGGCACCCTCGTCGAGGCCGTGTTCTCGGCGCTGGGCCCCTATGCCACCGCCCTGCCCAACGACGTGATCCTCGAAGCCCGCAATGACCCGCATCCGAATATGTTCGCGCAGCTCCTCGGGGTCCGGTTTGGCGTCGCCGCCGAGCTTCGACCGTCGGACAAGCTGAACGAGGGCATGTTGAAGAAGCTCACCGGCGGGGACACCATCCGCGCGCGATTTATGGGCGGCGAGTTCTTCAGCTTCTCCCCGACTCAAAAGTTATTTTTGCAGACCAACTACAAGCCGAGGGTGAGAGGTGGAGACCCGGCACTGTGGGCTCGAATGAGGGTGATTCCGTTTGGCGTCTCGTTCGTCGGCAGGGAGGATTTGGGCTTGAAGGCGCGCATCCACGCCGAGCTGCCCGGTGTGCTGGCCCTCATCGTCCGCTGGTGCCTCGACTGGCAGCGCCTGGGCCTCGTTGCGCCGCAGGAAGTCCTCGACGCCACCGCCGACTACCGCGAGGAGTCCGACCGAGTGGGGCAGTTCATTGAAGAGCGCTGCGAGCGGGCCGCTATGGCGACGATTTCCGCCGGCGTGATGTGGAAGGCCTTTCGCTCATGGTGTGAAGACCGAGGGGAAAGCGCAGGGGGACAAAACGCTTTTGGCACAGAAGTCAAGAGCCGAGGGTACGAGCCCTGCAAGATTTCCGGCGAGCGCCGATATCGAGCGCTGCAATTGCGCGGAGTGGGGTCGTCAAACTCCCCGCAGGACGACGGCGAAAACGACAGCGCTGATAAATCATGGACTTAGGCCGACGAGCCTGGACGCATGGACGGACTTGGACGCACTGGTTTTTGGCCATGCGACCCCGAAAAAACGGCTGCACAAAGCCGTTTTTTTTTGGTTGGACGCACTGGACGCAGGAATGCGGATGTTGCGGCAGATACAGGGCCGCAACTCAACTGCGGAAGGTCGTTTCTCTAAAGGCTGTTTTTTGACAAAAGTCTGTCCAAGAGACAGAAAAGGGGTATAAAACGGCTTCACAGAGCCGTAAAACGGTGGACGCACCCTAAAAAACCAGTGTGTCCAAGTCCGTCCACCGACCCTCCGGCAAAACGCCGCAGCTTTTTTGATTGCTCGCGTGGTCGGTCGTCGATGATGGTGTCGAACACAAACGCGAAAGGCTGAAAATGTGGGCCGTTGATGTCCCTTGTGAGCTCTGCGGCGCCGCCGCCGGGTACCAGTGCCGCACCCCTGCCGATGTCGTGGCCCAGCGGCCTCACCGCTGCCGCCTGGTGTTGTCGGTGGTCGGTCACCGCAGCGCCCCGGCCGTCACCGTCATCGAGCGCCTGTTGCGCGAGGCCGACCTGCGCGCCACCACGTCCACCTACACCCTCCCCGAGGTCCCCCGATGAGCCAAATCACCGCCCCGACGCCCGGCCGCATTGTGATTTACACCGACCGCGACGGCGCGAGCTGGCCCGCCATCGTCGTCACCGTCGGCGACCTCGATGCCGTCGACCTGACGGTTTTCGTCCACTTGTCGACGACGGACGCGCTGAACGTGCGGTACCGAGCGACGCCCACCGAGCGGACTTGGCGATGGCCGAGCCCCTCGCTCGCGCAGCTCGTGGTCGACGACGAGACCGGCGCCGTCATCGGGCCGGTGATTCCATGACCCCCCCTCTCACCGACAACCAGCTGCGTCATCTGCGCAGCCTCATCGACCGCGAGCGCACCAGCGCAGGCGAGACCGCTGCGGGGCTCGTCCTCGCCGCCACTCTCGCCCGACTGCAGCACTTAGAGCGCTTGCTTGTCCAGGCCCCTGTCGAGGGGCAGGAGCCATGAGCGACGACAACGAGCCCCGCTGGACCCACGATTGCCCAGTGTGTGGGGCGACGCTGACCGGCGACCAGGGCGAGCAATGCGCCGAGCATGCCCCCAGCCCCGACGAGCTGGCCCGCAAGCAGCGCGTGGTCGACGCCATCGGGCAGTTTTTCAGCAAGCCCTCGAAGCCCACCACGTTCCGCAGGTGGCGCCGCCCGGGGTTCCGATGAGCATCGGCATCATCGCCCTCGTCGGCGCCGTTGCCATCGGTGCCGCCCTCGGTGTCGTCGCTGCCTGCGAGGCCGTCGACGACGCCCTGCGCAGCCGTCGCCGGCAGCGCGCCCTCGACTCATTTACGACCCGCGAGGACCGATGAGCACGATTGAACACTTTGACGACATCGAGGAGGGCCTGACCGGCTCGATAAGGGTTCGACGGTATGGGCGCGGCACGCCGTGGTCACAGCCGGTGCCCTGTACCGTCTTCGACCTCGACCGCCGCGACGACGGGCGGGTCTGGTCAATCCACGTCCGCGACGAGAGCACGGGACGCAATCACAAAGTTTTCTGCACGCCGACGGCAAAAAGGCCCGGGGTCTGGTGCAACATGCAATTCGCAGCCAAGAGAAACGGCATTGTCCGCGTCGTGCTTTGCGACGTCGACGCCGACGTGATGAGAGCATCACCCCGCGCCAGCAGGGCATCTCCCGTCGTTGACCTCGGGGATGACGTCTGATGACCACCATCACCGCCCGCATCGACATCCAGCTCGCGCGCGGCCAGAACAACCGCGAGCACCACCGCGTCCGCGCGGCCCGCGTCGCCGCCGAGCGCGAGGCGACCCGCCTCGCCCTCGCCGCCGGCGACTGGCGCGGCGACCCGGTGTCACTCCGTCGCGCCGAGCTGGGCGCGCGCGTGACGATTGTCCGCCCGTTCGTCACCACGCCCCTCGACAACGACAACCTCTCTGCCGCCTGCAAAGCCGTGCGGGACGAGGTCGCTGCGTTCCTCGGGGTCGACGACGCCAGCGCCCGGCTGCATTGGGTCTACATGCAGTCGCCCGCCGTCGTCACCGGTCGGTCGACCAAGCCCGGCCGGACCCGGGCAAGCACCGACCACGACACCCGCCCGCTGCTGCGCATCGAGGTGATGCCCGTCGGCGACATCGACCCGCAAGCCCAGGCCCTCGCCCAGGCCGAGGCCCGAGAATGGGCCCTCGGGGTGCAGGTTGTCGCGCAGGCCGCGCGGCTGCGACTGGCCGAGGACCTGGCTAAGGCCCTGCGCTACTACGCCGCCCGCGAGTATCACAGCAGCATTGCGCCGGACGCCGCTATCCAATGGCGCGCCGACAAAGCCATGGCCGCCTGGGATGCCGTGCCGGGTGACGTTGGCCCCGTTGACCTCGGGTGAGGCCGATGGCAACCTGTCGAGGTGCAGCCTAAGCAACAGCACGTGGACCCTGCCCCTGCGATTCTGCTAGGGGTGGGGTTCGGCCTTTCTGGGGTCAGTATCGCTCTCGTGACCCTCGGCGTAGCGCCCTCGACGAGTGAATGATGACGCTATGGTCGATGCTGGCGACGACGTCGACAGGCACCGATGCCGGCAGCGCGTCGAGATAGAACTCCCGCGCGAACGAGAGGGCGTTCAGGCAGTCGTCAAGGCCCTCATACGACGGTCGACCCTTCGGCCCCGTCGGCGGTTGGATGTTCGACGACTTGATTTCGACGACCAGCTCGGGCCCGATGGGCACGACGCCCTGCTCGATGGCGAGCTTCAGGCGCTGCAGCCGAAAGTGTTTTTCCTCGCCGCTGCGTTGCTCTGTGACGTGCCACCTCGAGAACTGTTTCAGCGTCTCGTACACGCCGACGCCCACCCCGTTGCTCTCGACGACGATGGTCTGCGGGACGTAGCGCTCGGCGGTGTCCTTCACCATCTCGACAAGGTCAGGGAGGCTTGTGCTGTTGCTCACCCAAGTCGCGAGGATGGTGCCCGTCAACAACGACAAGACGACGATTGCCGATGAGTCCCCGCCCCCGCCGGCCGCGACGTCGACGCCAAATACCACCGGCTCGTCCGGCAGCGCATCGCGGTACCGGTGCCACCCGTCGAAGCGCTTCGCCTTGCCATCCCACTTGCCGTCAGCGACGACGAGCGCATCGGTGAAGCGGAGAATCCACCGGCCGCGCGCGAACGAGAAGCAGTGCTCGGGGAGCTGGGGAAACTCCCGCATGGCCCCGTCCTCGTCGCCCGCGAAATCAACGCGCATGCGATGCCACCACCAGGCCGCCGTGCTTCGCTGAGTGAACCCGTACCGCGTCCCCGACAGGGTCAGCCACGTGTCCTCGTCGATGCTCGACGGCTCCCGCTGATAGACGGGATGCCGTTCGATGGGCAAGAACACGCGATGCCATTCGTCGGCGCTGCCCTCGTCCTCCCCGTGCCACAGGGTGCGGAAAAGATTGTCGGCCGCGCTGGCCGTGGACTCGATGACGATGCGCGCCCCGGGCAACGCCGTCGACGTCAACCCGCGAAACACCGCTGCATCCGACAGCCAGA